TTGGTGTAATAGTTGCATTCGGAAAACAAATAGCACAGGCAACTATGGAGATGGCTAACCTTGCGTTAGAAGCTGAAGAATCCGCAGCTGCATTTGAGATAACATTCGGTTCGGCAGCAAAAGAAACTACAAGATTTGTAGAAGATATGGCACATTCTTTTGGTATGACAAAAGCAGAGATGCAACAACAGATGGCGGTAACTGGTTCGGTTATTCAAGGTTTAGGTTTTACTTCTGATGCTGCTGCTGATTTATCAACTAATATTATGAATCTTTCTGGAGACCTTGCAGCATTCATGAACATTCAAGAAGGTGCGATAGTTCCAGCAAACGCAATTACTAAGGCTTTAACTGGAGAGCGAGAAATGCTTAAATCAATGGGTATCGTTTTACGACAAGTAGAAGTTGACCAAAAAGCATTAACAATGACAAACAAAAATGCGACTTCAGAACTTACAGTTCAAGAAAGAGCTGCCGCATCTTTAGTTTTAATTGAAGAAAAAATGGGTCATATCAAAGGACAGTTAGGCAGAGAAGCTGAAGGTGCTGCTAACCAGATGAGACAATTACGTGCAGAGTTTAAAGAAGCTAAGACAGAAGTTGGAGAATCCTTATTACCAGCATTTGAAACTTTTATACCAGTAGTTAGAGAATTAATACCAGTATTTAAAACAGTTATGGCAACTATGGCTAACGTTGTACAAACTTTACTATCTGCATTAATGCCAGCATTAGAACCAGTAAAGAAGATATTTGAATTGCTTGCACCAATAATTGAGGCTAATGCAACAGTAATTGGTTCAATACTAGGTGTTGCACTTAAGGCATTAGGAGAAGTATTACAGGTAACAATTATTCCATTATTAGAAGGTGTTGCAAAAATTTCAGAGATAGTAACAGAAATATTTGATGCTGCTGCTGAAAAAACTGAAGAAGGAACTGATGCTTATTACGATTATGCAGATGCACTAATTGCTTCAAAGAAAGCACAAATAGAACAAATACAAGCTGGTAAAGGTTCGGTGTATCAAATTGGTAGAGAAGAAGATGCGATAGCAGAACTTGAAGGTCAAATAAAAGATTTAGAAAATACAAGAACAATAGCAATGTACACAGAAATGCAACAAGGTAGAGCAAATGCTGCTTCTACTGCTGGTACAGAAGAATATGGAGATGCAGTAGAAGAAGCTGCTGATGAAATAGAAAGACAAACTTTACAGTTAGATAAAAATACACAAGCAAAACTAAATAATGTATCAGTAAATAATGAAGCAGTATCGGCAATGCTTAACTTAGTTAATGCAATACAAAGAGTTACAGATATAACAAGTAGAGAGCAAGTAGAGACTGACAAGCTAAACGAACTTCTTAGAGAACAAACAAGAATACAAAAGATTTTAAATGAAGAAAAAGGCAAGGGAGAAAAACAGACTGAAGTTGAACTTGCACAAATTAAAAAGTTAAAAGCAGAAGAACAAGCATTATTAACACAACAACAAAATGGATTAGATTTAGCTTTAGAAATAGCTGGTGCAGAATTAGATTTAGCAGATGCAATAGATGCAAAAGCTGAAAAAGGCGAAGAAGCTGATGCCAGAGATGATTTATCAATTAAACAACAAAGACAAAGACTTACTGAATTAAGAGCAGAGCAAGCTAATTCAAAAGATGTAACAATAGAATTAGCTGGTGTTCAACAAGCATTAGAAATGGCTATATCAGATTCTACAAAAGCTACTTCAGACTTTATTAATGCACAGTCAACAATGGAAAAATTAAATGCTGCAATAACTAAACAAAGAGCTAAAAGGGATGAAGCAAAAATTGATACTGATGCAGAACAACTTGAACTAGCAGATGCAAAGCTAGCACTTGAAGCTGCACTTCTTACTGCACAAGATAAAAATGTATTAGATGAAGCTAGAAGTACATTAAATAGAGTACTTGGATTAGATACTGCTGGTGTAAATAAATTATTTGAAGGTTTAGGTCTTGATTTAGGAACGTTTGGAAGATTAGCTTCAACAAACACAACTGCATCTTTTGAAAAAGAAGTTCAAGATGCAATAGATGGAAATAGTGGTAGTTCTGGTACTGGCAAAAAAGAAGAACCACCACCAAGTGAAACTACTACAAGTCCACCTTCTTTAGTAGATGCTATTAACAAAGCACTGCAAGGTGGTGGTGCTGGTTTTGGCGGTGCATTGCTAGGACACAGTGGCGCAACAGAAATAAACGATAGTATGTTTGATTTAGGTAATGCAAATAGTGTAGCTTCACAATTCCTACAACAAAGAAATGCGACAGTAGTAAATATATCAGTTGACCCAACACTTGATGCGGAAGCTAAGGTCGATAAAGCAATGGCTGATTTAAACGATAGAATACAAGTAAAAAACAGATTTAGAGCGTTGTAATGAGTTTTCAAGTTTTAATAAATGGTGTTGCATACGATGCACTAGAAAACAAAGTAACAATACATGACAAGGCAGAAGGAAGAAGCACTGCCAAGATACAAATATACGATGACAAAACTACTTCAACTGGTAGTGCTGGAACGTTTTATTCTTTTGAGCCATTTCAGTCGGTTCAGATTACTGATACAAATGGAGACGTTGCTTTTATGGGCGTAATAATGAAACCAGTAGCTAGATTAATTTCTCCAACACAAAGAATATGGGATTTAGCATGTACAGATAATCATTACTATGTTGATAAAAGAATTATTGCTAGAGCATACGTAAGTCAAACTGCTGGCGCAATAGTAAGAGATTTAATATCAAATGTATTTAGTGCGGAAGGAGTTTCGGCAGGCACTATACATGATTTAGCACTTGTAGATAAAATGGTGTTTAACTATGTAAATGGCGATAGAGCTTTACGTATGTTATCTGAATATACAAATGCGGTATGGTATGTTGATGAAAATAAAGCATTACATTTTTATGAACGTACTTCCAACAACGCACCATTCACAATTAGAGATAGCGATGTTTTAACAAACCCAATGCCATATTTTGATAAAGCAAACTTTAAATATCGTAATGCACAGTACATAACAAACATTAAAAATATTACAGATACACAACAAGAGTTTTTTATTGGAGATGGGTCAAGGCAAACATTTACAGTTGGTTATCCATTTAATGAATTACCAACAGTAGAGTTAAATACTGGTTCTGGTTATGTTGCACAAACAATAGGCATTCGTGGTACAGATACAGGCAAGAACTGGTACGTAGCGCTAGGAAGTAACGAGTTAGTGCAAGAATTTACCGATACCGCTATTACAACTGGACATTCCTTGCGAGTTACATACAAAGGTTTATACCAATTAGTAGCTTTAGCGAAAGATGATGCAGAAGTAACACGTATTAACGCACTAGAAGCTGGCACAAGCACTGGTTTAATTGATGCAGCAACTACACAAGCTGGTATATCTGGTACAGAAGCTGGTATTGATGTAGCTGCTTCTTACTTAGATAGATTCGCACAAACAAGTACGCTAATGAGTTTTACTACTACTAAAAATACGCCTAATAGATTAAGAGCTGGTCAAGTTTTAGATTTTGAAATGGTAGAACAAGAGATAGCAGGTTCATTTTTAATTGACACAATAAATATACGTTTTAGAAATGGTATTACTTTTTATGATGTTAAGTGCGTAGCTTCTCCACCAGAATACACACTGGAAGGATTCTTTAAAGATTTAGATGACAAGATTAGTGATGCGTTTATTGAAATATCAGAAAATATCGATACTGAAGAAGTGCTTGTTATTAGAGCAGATGGTGGAACTGAAACTACAACAGTAGCTGAAGTAGATACAGAGACAGTATTAGCATGTCCAGTACCAAGTGATAGTACACTTGTAAGTGGGAGTTTATTAGTATGTTAAATTGGCAAGGCGACTTAAATATAAAATCTTTTGATAAAGATGGTAATTTAATACAAGAAGATAAATTAAAAAACTTAATTACTACTGCTGGTAAAAACTTATTAGCACAATCATTAAGAACAAGTACAGACTGCGAAATAAAATTTATTGCTATTGGTTCAGATAATACTGCTGTTACTACTGGAGATACTGCTTTAGGAAACGAGACATTTAGAAAACAAGTAACTAGTCAAGCAGCTGGTGCAGCTGGTGTAACAATTACAAATTTATATGTAGCACCAGAAGAAGCAGTAGGCACAATAGAAGAGATAGGTTTTTTTAGTGGTGCAAGCGCATCTGCTACAACTGATTCTGGAACATTATTCGCAAGAGTTTTATACAGTCGTACAAAAACTGCGGTAGAATCAATCCAGATAGAAAGGACAGATACTATTGGCTAACGTAGGCGAATATTATACAGAAACATCATTTACTGCTGGAGTTACTCCATTATCACAAGATAATATGAACAACATAAATAATGGAATAAATGGCATACAAACAAAAGGTGTTTTACAAAATGGTACTAATATTGGAGAGAATAAAACGCTAGCTAGCGGTTATAACTACATTTTAGTAGCACCAATAACAGTAGATAGCGGAAGCACATTAACAGTGAATGGATTATTAAAACTATTATGAGTGAAATTAACGTAGATACAATAGCAGGTAGTGGTGGCACGACAGTAACAATTAAATCTGGTCATACATTAACACTTGTTGCAAATATGAACGCAGCAACTGCAAAAATAACAAACTTGGGAGACCCATCTTCGGCACAAGATGCAGCAACAAAGAATTATGTTGACACACAACTTTTAACATTAGACACAATAGGAGAACTTACAGATGTAACAATTACATCAGTAGCAGACAATGAAGTACTTGCTTATGATTCATCTTCTGGATTATGGATAAACCAAACTGCCAGCGAAGCAGGACTGGCTACATCTGGTAACTTAACAACTCATACATCTGCAACAACTAACCCACACACAGTTACAGTTGACCAAGTATTCGCAGGTGGCATACCAACAGGAGATTTAAACATAAACAGTAACAAATTAACTAATGTTACAAATCCATCAAGCGCACAAGATGCTGCTACAAAAAATTATGTAGATACACAAGTAGCAGGTAAAGATGCACTATCAGAATTATCTGGTACATCTGATGATGTCGCTGAAGGAACTACAAATTTATATTTTACAAGCGAAAGAGTTGATGATAGATTTAACAGTTTATTTCAAGATGGTACTGCACTTACTGGTACTTATGATGATGCTTCAAACACATACACACTTAATTTAGATTCACTTACAGTATCAGAGTTCGCAGCTTCTGCAATAGTTTTAGAATCAGAAGGATTAAACAGTTCTGATTCTGATGCAAGCATACCTACAACCGCAGCAGTAAAAGATTATGTAGATACTGAAGTAACAAATGCAGTTACTGGCGGTTCTACATTAAGTTCTGCAACACTTAATAAAGATGACAACACAGTAATTACAGAATATCAAGTTACAGTAGCAGATGATGGTTCTGGTTCTCAAAACGTATTTTTCTATGATGGAGAAAAAGAATCAAGATTAAATTTACAAGCTGGAGAAAAAGTAAGATTTATACTTTCTGATTCATCAGTAGCATCTCATCCATTCGCACTATCAATAACTAAAGATGGTTCACATGGCGGTGGTTCAGAATATACAACTGGACAAACAGTTAATGGTTCTCAAGGTTCAGCTGGTGCATTTATAGATTATGTTATAGATGCTGGCAGCGCAGATACATTATATCCTTACTGCGAATCACATGCAGGAATGGGTGGAGATTCAGTATTTATATCTGGTAAATATATAAACGAAGATTCAAGTAGCACACTTACAAACAAGTCTATTAATTCTGACAACAACACAATTACAAACATAGTAAACGCAGACATTAAAGCTGCTGCTGCAATAGATGCAACAAAAATTGCAGATGGTTCAGTAACAAGCACAGAGTTTCAATATATAAGTACATTAAGTTCTAATGCACAGACACAATTAGATGCAAAAGCTACAACATCAGATACACTAGATGAATTTGGTAATCCAGTAGCTGCACTAGACATTAATGACCAAGAGCTTACAAAATTTGTTGCTAAAGATTTTAGAGAAGATATTGCGACTACTTCTGATTCTGGAACTAGCTTTACATCAAACACACTTACACTAGATGTACAAGATGGTAATGTATTTACAATAACACTTGATGATAACGTAACAACATGGGCAATAAGTAACATGGGTGCTGGTACAACTATTACTGCAATAATAAAACAAGATGGTACAGGTT